TCTGCTATTCAGGTACATGAGGCCGAGTTAGAAGCACTCTAATGACTACCCTTATCCACCCGTTATCGCCAGCAACCATTACCGACACTTTTGGTACTCATTCCGAGTTACGGAAATCGTTAGGCTTAGGTCCACATAGAGGGGTTGATTACTCAATCAAGCGTGGAACACCATTGAAAGCAATTGGCAGAGGCACAATCGTCAGAGTCTATGAGTCTAAAGTCTTAGGCCATGTAATCGAATTGCGTACTTACGTCACAGCTGAGAAACTTAGAATCTTCGCTTACTGTCACCTAGATGAAGTTATCGTCAAGCAAGGCCAAGCAGTCAAGCAGGGAGACATTATTGGGCATGTAGGAAACTCAGGAACATCTACTGGAGCACATCTACATTTGATGTGTGGCAAATCAGAGAACCTGGCAACCATGCCTGTTGAAGACCCTTTACAGTGGCTACCTAAGATTGGAAAAAAGTAATGAAGTTTTGGATCTCTAGAGCACTCCGTGTTGGAGCATTCGCTGTCGCTACTGGTATCGCCTTTATGGGTGCAGGTAACGTATTCGGCATCAGTGCAGTTCAATCAGCTGCATTCGGTGCAGTAGGTGCTGTTCTAGGTTTATTGGCTACCTTGCTGTTCACCTACGCTAGTAAAGCATCTGTACCTGATGAGGACTTCGACTCAGCAATCAATAAAGCAATCGAATCTGTGGCAAGCGACACGAAAGACAAAAAGTCTAAATAGGTCACTATGCTTTAAGCATGACTATTGACCACCAAATAGAATCACTCGGCCACGCCAAACTTTTAGGGTATTTTGCTCATGACTCTGAGGAATGGCACGAAGCTCGTAAAGGTGTTGCAGGTTCACTTGTAGGCACTCTTATGGGCCATAACCCTTGGCGTTCTGCCTACACTGCCTATCATGAATACCTAGGTTTATTGCCTAGAGAATCTACTGGTCCATCTATGGCCATGCGCCTAGGGACTATCTTTGAAAAACCTATTCAAGACCTGTGGCAATCAGAGAACTGGGAATGGTTAGAAGTACACAACACAGGAACATGGGCCTCAGTATCTGAACCACGTTTCAAGGCTAACCCTGATGCATTCATTCAATGGACTAATGGCCATCTAGGTATCTTAGAAATCAAGTTCTCACGTAACCCGATGAATGAACTGCCACCAATGTACCGCGACCAAGTCATGTGGTATTTGCATGTTCTAGGGTTGGAAACTGGTGTTCTGGTTGCTGTGGCTAATGGTGAACTTGTCGAACACAAAATCGAATACGATGCCGAATACGCTAAAGAGCTTGTCGCCAGAGCCTATGAGTTCTTAGATCATGTGGATAAAGAAACTGCACCTGACTGGGATGGGTCACAATCAACTTATGAAACTGTCCGAACAATGTCCGACCTAATACATGATGATGAAATTGAGTTAGGCGAACTATATCCAAGTTTGATGAGAGCAAAAGAGGAATACGATGAGGCCGACCAACGCCTGACCTTGCTCAAATCTAAAGTGTTACACCTCATGGATGGAGCCAAGACTGGCACATTCGAGGGTGACAAGGTAATAACACTCCAGGCAAGAGGCTCTGGGGCTCCGTTTATTGTTTTCAAGAGAGGCTAACAAAATGGGTTTTAACATGGATGATTATGTCGATGTAGCTGAGAGGCTAAAGAAGTTCAAGGAGGTTTACCCTAATGGATCACTTCAACAGGTTTCCCTACAATTTATTGACTTTGCTGGTAAGTCTTGGGTTGTCTATACTGCTGCTGCTTATAGGACTCCTGATGATATCACTCCTGGGCATGGCACAGCTTGGGAACCGGTACCTGGTACGTCCAATTTTAAACGCGATTCGGAAGTAATGAATGCTGAGACCTCGGCTTGGGGTAGAGCAATCGTTGCTGTTTTGGCTAGTGATACTAAGCGCATCGCATCTAGGAATGAGATACCTGTAAAACCGCCTGTAAAGGTCACAGAGGATTTTATGGCTCTAGCACACCTCGAATACGAAAAGGGCGACATTGAGGCTCTAAGAGGCATCTACAAGCGGGCTAAGGCTACTAGGGGAGTTACACCTGAACTGCTTACACAAATCGAGGAACTGGCTAAAGGTCTAAAGAAATGAAATGCCCTGCCACAGGGAGAGGACCTGCAACAGGGCTACGTTCAAAGGAACGTCACGGCAGAACCACCTCTGCCACTAGAATACTTACACCACAATTGAGAGAGGTCAAACATGTCGGCTAGAAGTGTCGCATCAGTTTTACATCATTCTCGGCATTCAGGTACGCCTAAGCTAGTTCTTTTAGGTATTGCATGGCACATGTCAGAGACCGGTCACGCTGGAGCATGGCCAAGTATCAGTAGGTTAGCAACTTACTCAGGAGTTTCAGAACGCCAAGTTATTCGAGCACTTGCTGTGTTAGAGGAATCTGGTGAACTGGATGTAGATCGTCATCGAGGCGAATCTTATGGTGGTAATCGGACCAACCGTTACTGGATAAATGTTCCATGTCCAAGTAGCTGTGAGGGAAGTATTTACCACCGCGATTTTGGAGATAATGTCCCTAAGTTTGAGGTTGTGGATAACTTCGACACACGTGACATCCAAGGTCAAATACGGTGACATCTAAGGTTCTAATAGGTGACATCTACGACACAATACGGTGACACTAATGTCACTTAATAGAACAATATTAAAAACCATATATAAAAACAATTAACTATAAGAGAGGGCCTGTGGATAACTATGGCTAAAGTACAAGTTCAAATCGTTGTTTCAAGCGTTGCTGAGAATGGTGATTACAAGGGTCGCGTGTTCAAAGGTTGGGAGTCATTCACAATCACAGTCAAAGGCGAGCCAGTAAACAAGAAACGTCAATGGACCATGTGGCTAGATCTACCAGCTGCAATTAACAAAGACGACATCGTCACATTCACCGGAGACCTAGGCACTAAAGCAGGTTCATTCGAAAAGGATGGCCAAACTTACCAGGTAGTCGAGCACTCATTAAACAACGTCACCTATGTGGTGAACAGTTCAGCAGTTCCAATTCCACCATCAGCGCATGATGCCTGGAACAATCCAACACCTGACTCAGGTCAAAGTCCGTTCTAGATCATGTACATCCGCGTCTATGGTGACCCTGCACCTCAAGGTTCTAAAACAGCCAGAATGGTGAATGGCCATGTGGTGATGTGGGAGTCGTCTAAGAAGTTACCTGGATGGCGTGAAAGTGTAGTGATGGCTGCAAAGGTTTCGTTCATGGAGAATAACTCTCAAACGATGCTGGGACCAGTCACACTGCACTGCACGTTCTACATGCCTAGACCGAAATCAGTGAACCGCAAATACCCGAATACTATGCCTGACTTAGACAAGCTTCTACGTGGTATTGGTGATGCTCTGCAAATCTCTGGTGTTATCTCTAATGATGGCCAAATAGTTTCAATCGAGGCGCATAAGGTTTATGCAGAATCGTCAGCCGAGAATGGCGTGGAAATCTGGCTTACTAAAAAGTTATGATCCGTGAAGTGTGTTCCTGTGGAGCAGAGTTTGAAACTGATGACCGAGATGCTATCCAATTAGTGAAGTCATGGCGTAGGACACATAAGCACTCAGAAAAGCCACAGAATGCTCCTACAAGCGACGGAACTATCTTATCCGATACTCAGGTCAGTTTAGGTTTCCAAGCCCTCTACGAGCCTCCTGAGCCCGATTCAGATGATGATAACAAAAAGATAACTAAATGAAACGACACGCTTGAAACTACGCGCGCACCACATTAGGCTTTAAACATCTGCACCACCGCAGACACAAAAGGACAAGGACAAACAAATGACAAACGCAGTAATCGGGATGATGTGCCTCCTAGGGTTCATGTATCTCATCGAAATCTCACAAACCAGACCAGACCTAGGTTTCGGCCTAACAATATTCGTTGGAGTCATGTACTTCATCGCACTATTCGACATGGTTAGGAAGTCACGCAGATGAGTTTCGCAAGACAATCAGATCCAAGAACATCACATCTAGCAGCTGCAAGTATCAGCGCAGACCACAAAGTAAACGTCAGAACTGTCATTCTCAAGTTACTTGAGTTGACTCCTATGACCGACCCTGAACTATGCCAGGCATACACCAACCTTGTGTACATCGGACAAGCACCTAAAGCCAGCGACCAACACATCAGGACTCAACGCAAAATGTTGCATGACCTACAGCTAGTTCAAATCGTTGGATTGGCTCAAACAGAATCAGGTCGTCAAGCAAGAGTATGGAGAAAAGCATGATTGAGTTTCGTGTCTATTATCCGATTTACTATGACGGACTCAAATGCACTTGGCACAGAATTGGAAACGTATTTGCTGAGGATGCAAAAGATGCTGTCTATCAAACCACCTTGCTATGGGGTCCACCAAGAGCAGGATATTACAAAGCAATAGCAATAGATCCATTCAACGAATAAGAGAGGCAACAAATGTCAAGAAAACCACCAACACAAAGCATCGCAGAGGAACTAGCTGCATATCAGGCTGCAAAAGAAACTTCGCATCGCGAGGGTCAGAAACTGTACGAAAAGTTGCAATCTGGAACCTTAGACCATGCTCAATTCTTTACAGTTATGGAACTGTACCTAGATTGGCATCAGAGATACAAGAGTCAATTTGAGGTGTCCAATGAGTCATGAAATGAGCAAGCAACAACAAAAGCAAGTCGCCGAAAAGGCTGCAATCATAGCCAACGCTGCATTTGGGTTAGGTCGCACAGCTGAACGCAACCGCATCATCGAACTACTGGTAGATGAACTATCAGAGGAACAACATGCACACCTAAAGGCACTAATCGAGAAAGGACTAAACAATGCCTGATCTAACTAAACGTGAATCCGCTTACTTCATCGCATTCTCACTAGCTGCATTTGCAATCATGCTCGGCATCATCTACTGGTGGGGTTCATCACAGCCAAACTGTTGGGAACGTTACACAACCGAAAAGGCTGCAATCGAGGCATGCGAACAATGAGTGAAGTCGGACAGAGAGGTCTAGTAATGACAACCTGCAAATGCAGAGAGAACAGCAAAAACTTGGTAATGACTCGCGAATACTTTAGCGAAAGAGTTGAGGCCAACATCATACATGGTCGCAAACAGGCAATAGAGGAAATCCTAGAACTGCTAGAAGTACACAAAAACCTGTGGTTCAGCCAGTCACTAGCAATCGGTTCCGGAGCATTCTGGGCCAACAAAGCACAAACAACACAAACACTCATTACCGAGATAAGGAAACGAAACAATGTCTGATCTAAAACACCTGGTACACACAGGAATTAAAATCACTATCGCAAGCCTGACTGAGGTACTTAGAGAGTACAAGATGGAGCAGGTAGAGAACCCTTATGAGGAGGGTTACAACAGAGGCCTAGATGAGGCAATCAAGGCAGTGCAACTATTCCAAAAGAAACTCGAGGAACAAGAGGCGAAACTAGATGACTGACTTCATCCCTACACAGCAATCACTAACAGCTCGTAAGGCTGCAATCTCCAATGAGTTCGACAGACTTATAAAGGAACTAATGAACAGGCGTGTACTCCGTGGCAGTATCCTAGGTTCACCATTCTATGTGATCTACACAGAAGATGGACCAATGGACATAACACTAAACCGTTTAGCACCATGCCTAAAGTTCTATCCAGGAGAATGTCTATGTTACGAGTGCAGTAATGGCTGATACATTCCACTGCAAAGAATGCGATGCAACCCTAAGATGCTCATGCCAATCTATGGAATGCTCATTCGACTATGACATAAGCGACCACATGAGAAGACATGAATGTAGCTGTGAACCTAACGATGATGGTGTACGCATTAGATGCCCTAGATGTGAATGGTTCAATAAGTAATGGCTGAGTGGCATAGTAGCAAAGAGTGGATAAAGGCAAGAGCCTACGCTAAGACCATCCTCGAACCAGTATGCGCTAGATGTGGCAAAGACCTTGAAGGTAATGATTGGACTATCGACCACATGATAGCTAGTGACCCGCCTAACCATGACATAAGCAACTTGCAGTCGATGTGTCGCAGGTGTAATGGTTATAAACAAGATAAAGTATTGGAACGGATCACATGGTCCTCCGATAGGTGGCAGTAATCCTGTCCTATTACCCCACCGGAATAGCCCTATCAACCTAGACATAACTTCGTTTAGTGCATCGTCATTAGACTTCTAGGCTGGTAGGGTTTTTTCTATGGATGCTGTTTCATCCCACGCAAGTTTCGGGATTAAGACGGAATAGGTAAATTATCCAGAGAGAGAGGACCGAATGGTCAAGGATGCATTAGAACAATGGTTGTCAGGTTTAGAACTGGCATTGGACCAAAAGATATTGGCTCGTATCTGCCTGGCACTAGCTGAGGACTTCGATAACAAAGCGAACACTTCAACGGCTGCCGAACTTCGTAAGACTTACCTTGAACTCAAGAGGTCTTTAGGTGACCAAGGTGCACATGATCCATTAGAGGCAATTCTTAAACGATGAAACAGAGCCTGAGGTATGGCTTGCGCTTACCAGCAATCTATACAAAGCCTTTATCCGAGAACTTCCTAACTGATGGTGACAAGCTCATTGAGTTAGTCAATTTGGCGTGGAAGTCACCTGAGCAACCGGATGGCATCAAGTTGGATGAATGGCAAAAGTGGCTGTTAAAACACATGTTGGAACGCTACCCTCCTAATCATCCTAAGTACGCTGGCCAGTTACGTTATCGTCAAGTCGTTGTCTCTATGGGTCGCCAGAATGGTAAGTCTTTACTTGGAGCAATTCTTGGTATTTATGGACTGTTACTGCACAATCAAGGTGCACAGGTTATCTCCCTGGCATCATCTACGGACCAAGCTCGAATTATCTATTCGCGAGTCCTGTTTACTATTCAACAAAATGAATGGCTGGCTAAACGTTTCCGTAAAGCAACTGAACAGCGTGGAATCCTAACTGCCGATGGCTCTGGTAGATACGATGTCAAGGCTGCTAAAGAATCTGCTCTGCAAGGTATCCCGATGAGTCTTTGTCTCTTTGATGAGTTGCATCTCGCTAAGACTGGTATGTGGTCGGCTGCTGTT